GAGTGGTTCGAAGCCGCAGACCTGATCGTTAAAGGTATGGAAGGCGCAATCGCTGCCAAAACCGTGACCTACGATTTCGAACGTCTGATGGATGGCGCTAAGCTGCTGAAATGTTCAGAGTTTGGCGACGCGATTATCGCGAACATGTAATCCGCCTTGCGGGTTAAACAAGAACGGGAGCCAGTTGGTTCCCGTTTTTATTATTAGCTTTCTAACGGTTATCAAAATTTTATCAAAACAAATTATCAAAATGCTTGCCAGCTACTTCTGGCAGTGATAAATATCCAATATTTACTAAATGAGAAATTAAAATGAGTGGAAATACTTCTGATTTCCCAAATAATTCCTCCAGAAAACCAATCGGCTGGAGAGAAGAGTATAGTGATTTTACTGGCAGTATTATTTTTTACATGATTTTTCCTTTACTTCCTTTGCTTTTTGAATCAATTAACACAGGAACTCATCCCACGATACAGTCATTAACTATTACTGCATCGATTTATTCTTTCTCAATTGGGGTCTCTTCCCGAGATAAAGCTATCTTCTGTTTGGGTATTTTTTGTGGTTTTATTCTCGCTTATCTCTACGGAAAAGTGAGTGAGCCAAAGGTTATTATATACACTTGGCATTATGTAATTACGGTAATATTACTAGCTATAATATTCATATGCCACCTTTTTGAACGATTCAATAAGCACGTTGTTGAGTGTGAACCCGTGTTTTCATTTAAGTTTACAAGAGGTGCGTGATGGAAGATATCATATTAATTTATGCTAGTTTAATCGTATCTTCTTTGGCGGCAATTGCTGGTTTAGTTACCTCGATTATGCACACTCGCAAAAAAGTAAAAGCCAGTGAAGAACTGACGACTGAGATGACAAAGAATTTTAGTGAGCTTGAGTCTATTGATAAAAGTATAGAGGATTTGGAAGCGACAATTAGACGCCTTGAGAATGAGGAGTTAAAGATAAAAATAGCAATAGATTCTTTAAAGGAAAGTGATTTTAAACAAACGAATGAGACAAATCATATATTGAATGCCTTGATTAAAGATGAGGTCTTCATAAAGGTGCTTCTACAAAGTTATAAAAATTTGGACAATGAATCCAGAAATGAACTTAATTTAACTTTTGCCAAGTCTACAGACAGGGGCCTTCATCGATTTATTAAGAAAATAGCCTCCTCAGTACTTAATAGCTTAATGATTAAAGCATAATTTCGAGCGCGCGAGGGGCTTCCTTGCGCACTCTTTAACCTACAAAAATCCAGTCTTTTCCTCTGTCATCATGATAGTGAGCTGTCTGATTCGGTGATTTATGGCCGAGCAGTTTCTGAGTATCAATCCCCTGAGCTACATAAAGACGTTCTGCTAAAGAGCGTTGCTCATGAAATGTCGCCGGAGTTCCTTCCCCCCAGCTTATCTCCGCTTGGTCTCTGGCTTTGCTGAAATTCATCGTCAAGGTATTGGCTTTCACCTGCGCCCCTCGTTCTGCCTGCGAAGTAGCCCGGAAGAAATGTACCAGATAAGGGCTAACTGCATAGTCCCGACAGCGAGCCACAACTTCACGTAAGCTCCAGTTGATCGCATTAAGGCGAAGCGACAGAGGAATGGCTATTTTGCTGCCAGTCTTTTCCTGAATAACGTGCAGATGGTCGTCCCAGATATCGCTAAATTTCATTCTGGAAATATCACCGAGCCTTTGCCCTGTAATCAGCGCCAGCAACATAGCGTTACCCATATATTTGTGATTCGCATCGGCAATAGCGAATATCTTTTGCCATTCTTCCAGGCTAAGGCGCTGTCGGGTGATTCGACGTCGTGGCTGTTTTGTGGCGAGAGCTGGGTTATGCCCCGGTGGAACTTCCCCTGCATGCTGGGCTTCTTTAAAAACGTCTATCAAAACAGAGCGGATAACCTGGGCCATTCTCGGCTGTCCGGCTGCAACATATTCATCAAGTATCTGCGCAATATCACGGACATCGACAGCCGGAAGAGCCTTCATTCCTGCCCGCTCTTTTAGCAAGGCGACAGGCTTATTTTTCTGTTTGTATGTATTGAGTTTTATATCCCCTGATTTGAGTCGTTCTTCCTGAATTTTCCAGTATCGATCCAGCCAGGTGGTGACGGTTATTGCTTTTCCTTTGCTGGCGGCAATTTTGTCGCTTATCGCCATGATCTGGCGAGAACGTTGCTCTGCAAGACGAGTATTAGCTTCGGTAGCAATCGCTATAGCCTCGGCTTCATCAGTGCCGAGAGCATGAAATTTCCCTGTGATAGGGTGTTTATAACGCCAGTAAACCTTGTTGACCTTCCGGCTATACAGCGGATATAGATTCGGTACGCTTACATTATTTTTACGGGGTCTGGCAGCCATCGTTAAGGATCCTTAATAACTTTGGTGAATCAGAATTCTTGATAATGGGCGAAGCTAATTCACCAACCAGTTCCGCATCTTCACGTACACGCCACAATCTTCCTTGCTTCATCGCGGGTGGAGAAAAAAGGTTTTGTTTTGCATAACGACGAAGAGTGGAAACACTGGGTGGATTGCTGCGATATTTATCTGCTGCCCATTCCTCAAGCGTTAACATCTGAATCATGGTTGGCTCTCCACACCGGCTGCAACCGGTTATTTAAGTCTGTAGGCACATGACGAGCACCCTTGGCGGGCGCCGTCGTTAAAGCTGATACAAATCTTTGATTCGCTGGTGGCCGGAGCCTCCTGCTTGATTATTCTGTCCGGTACCAGCACCGGTATCTGTTCGTGTTGCCGCGAGTAATTTAGCGAACATGTTTACTTCCCCCGCAGCTCGTTCAGCTGCTGGCAATCCACGCAGGTCCTGCAACCGGGAACAGCAGCGCGACGCGCTTCAGGAATGTTTACGCCACACGCTTCGCACTTCTCAGCTGACACAGCGTCACGGTCGATGCGAATGCGTTGTAAGGCATGCTCCATGGTGAGCTCTACCAGAGCGTTGGCCTGGTCGATGATTTCTGCTGTCATGCTTCACTGCCTTCGATTTTTTTATATTCTGAGAAGATCTTCGGCCACTCGCCGCTAATGCGACGCTGTAACTTCTCTCGTGCTTCAAGTCGCTCACATCGGTACGCAGGCCGATTGATTGGCAAATGGTCAGGGCGGAACCAACCTTCCGGCAATTCATTCAGGGCATCGCTATCTGCCTTTGTCATTGCTTTAATACTCACGGCTGCACCTCCGATTTGCTGCGGAGCAGATTTGCTACTGCAACCAACGAATCATGCATTTCCATGGCACCAGCTGAGCGCAATTCTGCGTCTTGATAACTGATGTCATGCCGGTCCATAACGCAGTCGGTGTCGAGATAGTCTGAGCTATTTTCCAGAGCGTCAGTAATCGCTTCTGCGCGCAGGGAGGCGAGGATGGCGTCGGTGGCGGGGGTTGCAATATCGCCACCATCCACTAATTCAATCTCGCGCTCCCGTTCAGTGAGCTTGCACACCCGGTATTTACGGTTAGGAAGCCTGGCCGCAACCTGAACATCAAATTCCTCGTTGTAGCCGAGCATTATTTCATTGGCGATATCTTCAGGGCTGCAATAAGGCACTTCAGGGTCTTCTGCATCCCAAAACATTAGGTTCGACTTCAGCGCCGCATTCTCCGCAGCCAGCTGCTTCACTTCATTACGCGATTCGCACAGTGCCACGAACTGTAGATCGAGACGGTCTGCCATAGCGGTCATTAACTTTGCTGCTGCTGGTGGCAGAGTAGGGGCTGTCACTCTGGCTTCGGCGATCAGCTCTTTGGCATTCATTCGCATGTTGGTATCTCCTGCGCGCTGCAACGCGCGATTTTTGGTTGCACGAATCCCTCGCCGGCTGGCGATTAATAAAAATGGGTTCGCTTTAATAAACGCCCGGAACAGAGTAGGGCGCTTAATGAAGCGGGCGGCTGCAACCGCCCAGGTATCTCCACACAGATGAAAGCGCGCTCCGAGGAGTTTGCATTAACGACCAGACACTTGAGGGAGAGTGCCGGAGCGCGCTTGCATCTATGCGAAAAAAAATGCGGCACCCTCACGGGTAAGGATCCGGTGCCGCCAATGACTACACACTGCGTTTTGTTACTTTGTGGTGCCGGGTGCCTCCCGGTGATCGCATCCAGTTACGTGCGATCGGGTACCAAACCACCTGATAAAGACCTTGTTAACTGTCCCGCGCGCGCTGAGCCGCATTCACCACAACGGGGAGAGCATTCGAACCTGGACTGCGATTATTTGCGGGTCTTTCGACTGCATAACCAGGGCAACATTACCGACTGCTCTCTCCTGTTGCGTCCTCGTCTCTTCCGAGGTGTCACACCGTATCGCCGCGATGGTGAGTCACCGTATGGCGCATGCCTGGCTTGCACATTCCGGCTACCCACAAGCCCAATGCAGTACTTCAAGGGAGGCTGTGGACCGCTTCGACGCATGTGCCATACGCCGTGAATTAAAGGTACCTTTAGTTACCTTTATCGTCAAGCGTCTATGTTCCAAAAGTTACATTGAGGGGTAAAAAAATAGCCATCGTATGATGGCTACAGGTTTAAAGGTTTTGGGTAATTTGGACAACCTTACCAACTATTCGGCAATTGCCATCTATCGGTATCGGCTTGAAAGCGGGGTTCAGGGGCATCAAATAGCTTTGAGGGCTATCCCACACTAATTTTTTAACTGTCGCCTCTGATGAACCGTCCAACACCGCTACAACGATTTTTCCATAGAGATCATCCATCTGACCGTAATTTGGTTCAACAATAACGATAGAACCTTCAGGTATTGATGGCAGACCGTTTGGGTTTGTCATCGACTCTCCTCTGACAATCAGGCCAAAAACTTCACTGGAAACATCAGCAGTGGTTTGCGTCCATGAAATCACGTCAGATAGCCTCGCATCAGCATAAGTTTCGGTCCAATGACCAGCTTGAACGGCAGAAATAATCGGTACGGCTGTGGGTGCCTTAATGAAGGGGATCAGCTTGGTGTCATCAGCTGTGTCATCGTTCTTACCGTACAGCAGCCATTCAGGGCTGGTGGCGAGCGATAACGCAAGTTGGTGAAGATTTTCACCATCTGGTTTCGTCGATCCATTTTCCCATTTCGTAACCGAAACTCTGCTAACCCCAAGCCGTTTGGCTAAGGATTGCTGCGTGATTTCCAGTTGTAATCGTCGTGCCCGGATTCGGTCTTTCATTTCAGTTTTCATGTAACTAATGTTACCCATAAGAGAGGTAACTGTTGTTTGCTATTTGATGTACCTTTTGTTACCTTTAAGGCGTCATCATTTAGGAGGAATTATGCGTAAAACCGATGTTGTGAATCACTTTGGCGGTATCTCAAAAACAGCCACCGCTCTTGGCATTTCTCATCCTGCCGTGTGCCGCTGGGGCGATGTAATTCCAGAGAAACAGGCTTTCGTCATCGAGCGAATCACAAATGGTGTTTTGAAGTACGACGCGAAGATGTACCAGAAGCCTAATGAAACGGCCGCTTAACCGTAACTACCAAAGGAAAAACAAGATGGTAGAGCACACTTTAAAAACTGTGGTTAAGGCGATGTGTAAAGCCTACCCGGGCGGGCGCGAGGCGATGGCTGGTGCGCTAGGTATGAGCGTTACGCAGTTCAACAACAACCTGTACGAGAAAAACGGCTGCCGTTTCTTCGAGGCCTCAGAGCTGGAAGCAATGGAGGACATTTCCAACACCTCTTGCCTGGCTGACTACTTTGCCCGGCGCCGCGGATGCCTGCTGGTGGAACAGCCGAACATGGAAGATCTCGATCGCGTTGACCTTTTCAGCCGGTCGATGAGAACAGCAGCAGCGCGCGGACACGTCGACCAGATCATTCAGCAGGCGCTGGAAGATGGAGTGATTGAGCAGGATGAAGCCGAAGAAATTATGGAGTTTCACCGTCGCCATATGGCTGCGCGTGAGGAAGAGATTGCCGCGATTATCGCGTTATTCAGCCGTAAAAAGAAGTGACGCCAGCGGGTTGCAGCCCCTGGCGTCGTGGCGTGTCGATCAATGTGGAGATACCTACGCATGAACAGTTTAACAACACAGTACCGCAGGTCGCAACTTGTAGCGCTTCCTGTTACCGGCGGTAAAGGCCCGGTGCAGTTCGTGTATGGGGTAAGAGTACAGGGCGCTGTTGAGCCTGTCAGCTACCCGTTTGCTGAGTGGGTTGTAGGTGATTTTAACAGCCAGGCGGAGAAAGCCGAATGCGAGAAGTCGACAGGTGGTTCCGTGACAGAAGAGGCATCCCCGTCCGTGTCATACGGTGGGAGCCAGAATCGCGCCGCGTTATCTATCTGCGGTCTGACTACCCCCACGAATGCTTCAAACCACTCCATATCTTCAAGCGCGACTTCAGAGAAATAAAGGACGACCATGAGCACTAAATTACAAGGCTATGTCTGGGACGTTTGTGCCGCCGCTGGCATGAAGCTGACCAGCGTTGCCATCATGGCGCGCCTGGCCGACTACAGCAACGACGACGGCGTGTGCTGGCCTTCTATCGAGACCATCGCGCGCCAGCTTGGCGCGGGTGAAAGCACCGTGCGCACGGCGATTGGCAAGCTTGAGCAGGATGGCTGGCTGTCACGTCAGCAGCGCCGCAAGGGCAACCGTAATGCGTCAAACGTCTACCAGCTCAACGTGCAAAAGCTTCAGATCGCTGCCTTTTCTCACCTGTCAGAATCTGACACCTCAAAATCTGACGGGTCAAATTCTGACGCCTCAAAATCTGACGCGTCGAAATCTGGCAAAAACGGAGGTTCTCACCCGTCAGAATCTGGGGGGGATCCGTCAGTAAATTCAACTACTGATCCATCAGATAATAAAAACCCTTCTTGTCCCGTTGCTGCGCAACCAGACGACAAAGTTTTATCCCCTGCAGAAGAGTTTTTGAAGCGCCATCCCGACGCTTATGTCTGGAATCTGAGTAAACGGCAATGGGGCACTGAAGCGGACCTGGTCTGTGCGCAATGGATTTGGAAGTTGATCCGGAAAATGTATCAGGAAGCTGCAGAGCAGGGTCCGAATGTGTCCATTCCTGAAGACCCGGACTGGAAATTGTGGGCGAATGATATTCGACTGATGCGCACGCTGGATGGTCGTACTCACAAACAAATTTGTGAGCTGTACAAGCGAGTTAACAAAGACGAATTCTGGAAGAAAAATATCAAGAGTCCTTCTAAGCTGCGCGAACAGTGGAATGAAGTTTCTCTGAAGCTTAGCCATGGTGCTAACTGCCAGCCGGTTCGTGAGGATAAAGTTTTCAAAAGCACTCATAGCCAGGTCGATTATTCGCTGCCGCAAAACTCGGGGTTCCGCTCATGATTGCTGATACGGCAGCAGCACTGCCAGTGGCAGAACCGGCGCCGCGCGCATGGCAGCGTCCATTCCTGAAATGGGCGGGCGGTAAATATTCGCTGATGCCTGAACTGGATCGCCTCATCCCGGCCGGTGTACGGCTTATTGAGCCCTTTGTCGGTGGTGGCTCGGTTTTCCTCAACTCACGTAAGCACGAGAGATTCCTGCTGGCTGATGCCAATCCGGATCTGATTAACCTCTATCAGATGCTTGCCGTATTGCCAGAGCAGGTAACGGTGCTGGCGCGCCAGCTGTTTACCGAAATGAGTGACGAGCCGGGTTACTTCACCGTTCGCCAGGCGTTCAACGCGCAGCAGATGACCGGACCGGAGCGCGCCGCCGCTTTCCTCTACCTGAACCGCCACTGCTTCAACGGCCTGATCCGCTACAACCGCGCCGGCGAGTTCAATGTCGGCTGGGGTAAAAAAGCCAACCCGTATTTTCCGGATAAAGAGCTGCTGGCTTTTGCCGCGGTGGCGCCCAACTGCGTATTCATGAACGCCGGTTACCGCCGCACGCTGTCGCTGGCGGGCGAGGGCGATGTCGTTTACTGCGATCCACCCTATGAGCCGCTGCCGGGCACGGCGGGTTTCACGAACTATGCCGCCGGTGGCTTTTTATGGGCAGATCAGGTGGCGCTGGTGGAATCCTGTGTTGCGGCGCATCAGCGCGGCGCGCGGGTGGTGATCAGCAACTCGACGGCGCCACGGATTATCGAACTCTACGAACAGCACGGCTTCACGCTGCATCACGTCAGCGCCCGCCGCTCCATTTCCAGCAAAGCCAGCACGCGGGAAAACGCTGCTGACATCGTGGCCATTCTTTGAGGAGGCAGCGTGAAAAAGAACCTGTTAACCGCCCGACAGCAGCAAATACTGAGCCTGATCGTGGCTTTCCATAAAGAGCATGGGATACCGCCGACGCAAAAGGAAGTGGCCGACCTAATGGGCGCAGCATCGCCGAACGCGGCAACTGAAGTGCTGAGATCCTTACAGCGTAAAGGCGCTATCGCCCTTTTTCCGGGCGTGTGCCGCGGCATTTCCATCAACGGGCCGGTCGCAGAAGATGAAGCAGTTTCGCTGCTGCGCTCGCTGGTGGCCGGTGAAGAACATGCGAGAGACCGGGCGATCTCCTTCCTGAAAATGCGCGGGGTTGCGGTATGAAACTCACGCTGCCATTTCCTCCCAGCGTAAATCGCTACTGGCGCGCCCCTAATTCGGGGCCGCTGAAAGGGCGACATCTCATCAGTGCCGACGGCCGCAAATACCAGAGCGCAGCCTGTGCGGCAATCCTCGATCAGCTGCGCCGCCTGCCGAAGCCGTCGACCGAGCCCGCAGCAGTAGAAATCCTGCTTTTTCCGCCCGACGCGCGCCGCCGGGACATCGACAACTACAACAAAGCGCTTTTCGATGCGCTGACGCATGCCGGCGTGTGGGAGGACGACAGCCAGGTGAAACGGATGCTGGTGGAGTGGGGGCCGATAGTGAAGGGCGGCAGCGTCGAGATCACGATCAGCTTGTTCCAACCGACAACACTGGGAACTGTTAAATGAGGGCGCTACTCAATCCTATAGTCGTTGCAGAGCTGGGCCTCGTCATGTTCAGGCCGGGCGCCAGCCTGCTGATGCATTTCCGCCGCGGGCGCATGCTGCTGGAAAATGAGCCGGAGCGCCTGGCGGGTATGCCCAACGGCGAACTGCCACCAGCTGAGCAGCCACTGGCCGAGGATCCTGCGCTCGCCGGTGTTTTTGAAAACGATGCTGTGCTGCGCCGCGCCGGCGGCATCGGCGGGCTGGAAAGCTGGCTGATGGAAAACGGTGGCTGTCAGTGGCCGCATGAGTCCTGGCACGCCGACAACATCACCACGCTGCGTCATGCGCCCGGCGCGCTTCGCCTGTGCTGGCACTGCGATAACCTGCTGCGTGAACAGACTACAGAGCAGCTGGCGCACATGGCGCGGGCGAACTGCGCGGCTTACATCCTCACCACTGCCCGCCGCGAGCTGGGTTTCGCCGATTCACATACGCTCACGCTGCCGGAGTTCTGCTGGTGGCTCGCGCGTAACGGCCTGGCGGATGCCCTCCCGGAAGATGCCGCGCGGCAGGTGCTACGTATGCCGAAGCCGGTGATCCGTTCCGTCACCCGCGAAACAGAGCTGGTGCCCGGCGAACGCCTCGGGCGCGAGATAGTGGAGGAAGTGGCTAAGCAGGTGCTGGCGCTTAATGTCGATCCGGAAACGCCGGAATCCTTCATGCTGCGACCGAAGCGCCGCCGCTGGGAGAATGAGAAGTACACCCGCTGGGTTAAAACGCAGCAGTGCATGTGCTGTGGCAACCCGGCAGACGACCCCCATCACCTGATAGGCCACGGGCAGGGTGGAATGGGTACGAAGGCGCACGACTTGTTTGTGATCCCGCTTTGCAGAGCGCATCACGACGCGTTGCACGCTGACATGAAGGCGTTTGAAGAAAAATATGGCACGCAGCCCGAGCTGCTGCTGCGAACTTTAGACCGTGCGCTGGCGACCGGCGTGCTGGCGTAAATTGTGGAGACGCTATGAACCTCGAATCATTACCGAAATTTTATTCCCCAAAATCACCGAAGCTTAACGATCAGACGCCAGCGACCGGGGGTGTAGCGCTGACTATCACCGATGTAATGGCAGCCCAGGGCATGGTGCAGTCGAAAGCCAGTTTCGGTTTTAATCTCTTCCTGGCGAAAATGGGGATTCAGGATCCGGCACCTGCTATTAATGGGCTGATGCAATATGCGCTGGCGCTGAAAAATCCGGTGCTGGGGAAGCTGAGTGAGAAGGCTCGCGGTGAAGTTCTGCCGGTGCTGGTGCAGTTTGCCTATGCAGATTATTCGCGTTCGGCAGCCAGTAAATCGACCTGCCCACATTGCGAAGGAAAAGGCGTGGTTCGGGAAATGCAGGACGTGGTTAAGCACCCTGGCGTTAATGGCGTAGATGGGCACGGACAAGGGGGAATGGGAACCAAAGCTCATGATTTTCACGTTATTCCGCTTTGCAGAGCGGATCACCGAGAACTTCATGCAGATCCAAAAGCATGGGAACAAAAACATGGAAGCCAGCTCGAGCTGGTTTACCGGACTCAACATAAAGCGGCAGCCATCGGCGTGCTGTCGCTGGCGTAAATTGTGGAGAAGCTATGAACCTCGAATCATTACCGAAATTTTATTCCCCGAAATCACCGAAGCTTAACGATCAGACGCCAGCGACCGGCGGTGTCGCGCTGACTATCACCGATGTAATGGCAGCCCAGGGCATGGTGCAGTCGAAAGCCAGTCTCGGTTTTAATCTCTTCCTGGCGAAAATGGGGATTCAGGATCCGGCACCTGCTATTGATGGGCTGATGCAATACGCGCTGGCGCTGAAAAACCCGGTTCTGGGGAAACTGAGTGAGAAGGCACGCGGCGAAGTTCTGCCGGTGCTGGTGCAATTTGCCTATGCAGATTATTCGCGTTCTGCAGCCAGTAAATCGACCTGCCCACATTGCGAAGGGAAAGGCGTGGTGCGGGAAATGCAGGACGTGGTTAAACACCCTGGCGTTAACGGCGTAGAGGCAACGGTTAAGCACGAAGCCGTAGAAGTGATGTGCCAGCACTGCACGGGAAAAGGAGAGGTGGGCACGGCCTGCCGCGGCTGTAAAGGTAAGGGGACCGTGCTGGATGAGAAGAGAACCAATCTCCTCGGCGCACCAGTCAGGAAAGTTTGCGGTCGTTGCAACGGAAACCGCTTCAGCCGTTTGCCTACAACACTTGCGCGGGTGCGCATTGAGAAGATTATCCCTGATCTGACCAGCTACCAGTGGTACAGCGGTTATGGCGATGTAATCGCGCTTTTGGTGACAAAATGCTGGCAAGAAGAGGCTTTTGCCGAGGTGCAGCTGCGCAAAGTTACAAGATAGATGCATATTCGCGATTTTTAGCGACACGATGCTTGCAATTTCCGAAAAAAATGGTTAGTATTTTCCTAACGATGGGCATTGTGCGTGTCTCGTTATATAAACTAATCCTGAGCCTCGCTTTAGCGGGGTTTTTTATTGCTTGAAATATTCGTTTTTGCATCTGCTAACATAACTATTTATCTTCATATTTCTTAAAAATTATTGATTTCAATGCCGATTCATAATCATTAATTTCTGAAATTGAAAGGCTGTTTTCATATTTTTCCACGAACATTTCTTCAAGTGTTTTGATAAGTTCATCTCTGCTAAACTCTTCCCGAGACTGAGAATTTATAAAGCGCAAAATTGCTTCGCCTACTATGGCGTCAGTATTTTTGATAAAGGTTCCTTAGTAAATGATTATTCGACGGAACCTAGGGAAAAGTTCTTTTTTATCAGTAGGTTTCAGGGTGGGTAAGTATTGCATGAAGTAACAACGATTTTTCAAGCATACACGCTTTACCTTATGAAAGCTTTTATTTTAAGAAAGAATTAAATTTATAGATTTTTTTGCCAGTTCCTAAATAAAATTTATCTTCAAGTACCGCCTGGAGCGCATCAGGCGTGGCCGTCGCAGAAAGCGTAATAAACCCTCTAATTAGAATTTCTCAAGGCTGCCATCTGGCGGCTTTCTTCATTTCAATCCACAGGAAAACTATCAAGGCCACATTGTCGAGTGCAGCCTTGGCTCCTGACTCTTTAAATTACACAGCACCGACCCTTTACAGGCGGAGGTGGAGATGAAACGTATGCCGGACAAAGACGCTGGTTTCTGGGCAGGTCTTATTGCCTGGCTATACAGCCACAAAACAGAATGGGGATATGCAGGTGTGGCGGGCATGTTTTCTCTGCTGCGAAGTGCTTATGCGCAGTCCTCATGGAGTAAGCGTGTTCTTGACGCCGTGTCGTGCAGCGCACTGGCATTCTTCGCCGCGCCGACGCTTCAGGTGGTCGGGGGCGTTCTTAACTGGAATGTCCCCGATACAGCCGCTCAGGTGTTTGCGGTGTACATCGGGTATGTCGGCAATGACTACATAAGCGAGAAGCTGCGCGGGTGGATTAGCCGCAGAACGGGAGATAACAGTGAAAATCAGTCCTGACGGGCTTGCCCTGATTAAGCGTGAAGAAGGCGAGCGCCTGAAAGCGTATCGCGACACCAAAGGCATTCTGACGATCGGCGTCGGTCATACCGGGCCGGTGGATGG